GGCCTATGCATTACGGTGCTGGATGCTCCGCCTGGGCTTCATCGGGGACGAATTCAAGACCGCAAGGGAATACTTCCTGCGGAATGCGGAAGGGAACTGCGCATGGAGATACGGGAGACCGTAAAAATAAACATTGGCATATTACATAAATATTTCCGGGCGGGAAACCGCCCCTGGGGTGGTAGAAGGAGGCGAAGATATCATGAAAAAAGAAAAAAAGATGAAACATATGGACGCTGCGCCGGGAGGCCGGGCATTTAAGGTGACGGTATCGGAACTTTACCAGCGGGAGATCACCGTGTATGAATCGGAAATGAAGGAGGCTACGCCAGAGGAAGCCCTCCGCATGGTGGAGAACTGGTGGCAGGACAGCCAGATTGACCTGAACGAAGAGGATTTTCAGGGAGTGGAGTATTCCGTAGCGGAGACGGAACCGCTGGAAGAAACGGAAGGCGGTGAGTAGCATGGCAGGATTGTTTTTTACAGAGGCACAGCAGAAACCAGACAGATTTTATGTGGCTTACGGTTCCAACCTTTCACTGGAACGGATGAGAAGCCGCTGCCCGGACGCAGAGGCATTTGGCACTGCCGTCATCCCAGGGTACCGGCTCCTGTTTAAAAAGAGCAGGACCGGGTATTATGCGACTATCGAGCAGGATGCAAACTGTTACGTGCCTGCGGCGGTCTACCGGATCTCCGAACGGGATGAAGAGTTGCTCGACCGTTACGAAGGCTGCCCGCATTATTATTACAAGCAGCAGTTCCGGCTGTCTGTCACGAGGCTGGATTCCGGAAGCAAGATGCGGGAAAAGAAGTGGTGCATGGCGTATATGCTTCACGAGTGGCGGGGACTTGGGAAGCCGGACACAGATTATTTCCGGATTCTGGAGGAGGGGTACGCCGCATGGGATTTTGATACGGATATCCTCGGTAAAGGGCTGGCGGACAGCATTGGGAACGAGGACGCCCGGAAGTACCTGGCGTGTTGCCGGAAGGGATAAAGTACACAATCAGAAGCCGGTACATTTGTCGGGTATTTTGGAAGAAAACACTTGCTATTTCCGGCAGAAAGAGTGATGAATACCATACCGTCACAAAGAAGGGCGGGAGAAAGGAGCAGGAGAAAATGAACGGGAAAAGATACTACATAGCCTATGGCAGCAACTTATCGGTGGGGCAGATGGCCTGCCGGTGTCCGGACGCGAAAGTCATCGGGACTGCGGTACTTGAGGATTACGCACTGCTTTTCAGGCAGTTCGCCACGATTGAGCCGAGGATAGGGAAACGGGTGCCGGTGCTGGTCTGGGAGATTTCACCGGAGGATGAAAAAAGCCTGGACCGCTACGAAGGCTATCCAACATTTTATTACAAAAAAGAACTGACGCTGCCGGTCCGGATCACCGGCACGGAGGCGGAGCAGGAACTGACCGCGATGGTGTATATCATGGATGAAAAGCGCCGCCTTGCCAGCCCGACGGGGCATTATTACAAAGTGCTGGCGGATGGTTATGAAGGTTTGGGGTTTGAGAAAGCGGTTCTGGAACAGGCCCTTGCGGACAGCATCGGGAAACGGACGGCCCGCGTATTCTTAAATGGGCATCAGTACAGGTGCAGGAGGTAGCGGATGGAAATAGCGGATTGTGATAATTCGGAGGTGTGAGCATGGTATTTCCAAAGAGAGAAATCGTGGAGAAAATCAGAAAAGAATATCCGGCCGGCTGTGAGGTGGTACTGGATCGGATGGAGGATGTGCAGGCGCCTCCGGTGGGGACGCATGGGATCGTGAGGTCGGTGGATGATACCGGAAGCATTGAAGCCGCATGGACCACGGGCGGGAGCCTGCGCGTGGTCTATGGGGAGGATGCCTGCCACCGAATTGACACGGATGAGACCGTGAAAGATTTCCTGGACGGATATGGGAAAACACAGGCTGGCGGGAGATGCCCTCGCTGCGGCAGCCCCATGCCGCATCTGGAGCGGCACGCAGTCAGCCGGAGGGCGCACATTATTGTATGCGATCTGTGCGGGACGAAGGAAGCGCTGGAGGATGCCGGACTGTCAGAGAAAAAAACGCTGTTTACATGGGCGGCGTGGAAGGAAAGAGGAAAATGAGCCACAGAAAAATGACTGCTTACGGAGAGCGTGAGAATGGAGGAAGATACATACTGGATGATTACTGCTGGTCCAGGAACCACTGCAGGGCAGTTACGATCCGCCGCTGGAAACGGAACCTGAAAAAGAAAGCCAGGGCAAAGCAGCGGATGCGCCTTGCACAGATGGAAGAAGCATCCGCTACGCTCGGATAGGAGGCGGACATGCTGCAGGAACCAATGCCGGGAACGGCACGGATAAAAAGAAACAGTTGGAACAGGGGCAGCGGTGTGTACAGTATGAGGGGAGAACTGAAAAGAGGCATCTCCCTCAATAAGAAGCGCCTGAACCGGAAGGTAAGGCATGGAAGGAAATGCGCATGGAAAAAGGGCGGCTATAAGCGTATCTGCCGGACAGCTGACATGGTGGATTTTTCCTAAAGTGAAAACAGAGACCGTCAATTATACACAGTTTCAGCCAGAAATCTTTGTGTACATTATGTCTCAGAATAGACTTGATAATATGCCCGTTCAGAGCGAATATGTCACTACCGAAAGGGAAAACAAAGAAAACGGAGGAAACGCACATGAAGAAATTAAGCAAAAAAGAACAGGAGAGCCTGGTGGAGATCGCAAAAAAGCACATTTACCCGGTAGAGGCAAGAGGGAATCTGGAAACCCGCGACAATGACAGCGAGGATTTCCTGGATGTCTCCGTCTGGAGCATCAAGGCAGCGTTGGAAGCAGCATACAAACTGGGGAAAGAAAGCAGCCGGAAGAACCGGGAAAGAAAAATCAGCCTGCAGACCTCCAGGGGGCAGGAAGAAGCACTGGGCAATCTCTGGTACGGAAACGACTGCGATATTGCAAGATTTACGGATGCAGTGGAGGATAGCAGGAACGGGAAGGAACTGGAGAGGAACCTTGGAAAGCTGAACCTTTTACGGAAGTTCCGGCTTGACTGGGAAACGGATGCCATGATCCGGCTGCGGTCACAGGATACACTCGGAAACGTAAGTTACCTGACGGTCACAAAATAAATCCCGGAAAACAGGCAGGGGCAAGGGGCTGATGGAGCAGCCTTTTGCTCGTGCCTGTTTTACATCGGGCATAAAATGCACAGTTTTTCTTTGAAATGATTGTGTACATTATGGTTCAGATATAAGTTGCTATTATCCGTACCTGACGGTAATATGTGTCACACCAAAGGGGAACACCCAAAAGTCAAGGAGGACACAGAACATGAAGAAAAATAATTTTGCAGAAGAATACGCACGGGAGGCGGCAATCAAAGCACAGTACCATGAGGCTGAAAAGGCAGGCAGCAAGGAAGGGCAGGAAGCTTCGCGGGATGCTTACCATGAACTGGAGGAGCAGATCGCGGCAAAGGGAAATTCCTACGCAAGAATCTACCGGCTATACAGCGAGGCACAGGATCGGGGCAATGAGTATATTGATTTAAACGATACCATTTGGGATGAACAGGTAAAGCCGCTGATCGGCAGCCTCCGGGAATACGGCATTGAAAAATTCACCTTTTCCTCCACCTGGTCTTCCGCAGTGGAAACCGCATGGCTTTTCACACAGAACGGATGCGGGCTGGAGGGACTGGTGGAGATTAACAGCCGGCACAAAGCATTTATGAGTGAGGAATACGAGAAAGCCCATGGCTACCTTTTTTCCATCGGGGATGCGGAAGAGAAATAAAGAAAAGCGTAATCGGCCGGGAGAGGGGCGGTAAGCCCCTCAAAAGCCGTTCGCCGGGTTTTGTCCGGCCTTCTGGGAAAAAGGCGGACATGGCCGGCTGTGGCGGCACTGTAGGCGTATTAGTCAAACAGAAAAGTGCAGCATTGGCAGGCGCTCCACGGGCAGATATAAGAGGGGCGAAGGAATAAAATGAACAATTTTCCCACCGTATCTTTGGTACATTCATGGCTCAGAATTGACTGGATAATGTGCAAAACCAGAGGTAATATGCTACTACCGAAAGGGAAAACAGAGAAAGCGGAGGAAACAGCGATGACAAGATTTCAAAAGGAACTGAGCGGGGAACTTGGAGCATATTGGGAAAAGGAAGCACAGAAAGAACTGGAGAGGGTGAAAGCAGACCTGCAGGCCGGCAAGATTACCATTGATGAAAACGGGGTTGCCCGCAACTGCATCGGCAGGGTGCTGATGAGCGACATGCTGGAGAAGCTGGCGATGGTCACTGACAAGGTCAGTGTGGAGGCAACCACAGCGGCCAGGGACAAAGAGGTTTCTGAATCCCTCGCGGAATACCGGAAAAGCGTAAGGCCAGCAACCGGAGAGGAGCGCATGGAGATGCAGGCTGCTTTGGGAAAAGGAACCACAGTGGTCAACATCCTGACCGGAGAAAAAACTAAACTTTAAAATTACAACGAAGCTACAGGCATACCCCCCAAAGGGGCTGTGTCTCGTTATCCCCGATTTTATATAGATTGATTTTACTTGAGGACTTCTTTGGAGGTCCTTTTTGTTTGCCTTTTGAGGAAAGGAGGGATGCCGGATGGCGACAAGGGGAAGAAAACCGACACCTACAGCAGTGAAAGAGCTGGAGGGGAATCCGGGCAAGCGTCCATTGAATGCGAAAGAACCGAAACCAGCCAAGAAGGCTCCGTCCTGCCCGAAGTGGCTGGAGCCGGAGGCAAAGAAGGAGTGGCGGCGTTTGGCAAAGCAGATGGAGCAGATCGGCATCCTGACGGAAGTAGATATGGCCGCTTTTGCCGGATATTGTCAGGCGTATGCCCGGTGGAAAGAGGCGGAGGAATTCATCACGCAGCATGGCTCTATCGTAAAGACTCCATCTGGTTACTGGCAGCAGGTGCCGCAGGTAAGCATTGCCCAGACCTATCTGAAAATCATGAACCGCTTTGCCGAACAGTTTGGTCTGACGCCTTCCTCCCGGAGCCGGATCATCGCGGATACAGACAGCCGGGGTGGTGCTCTGGATGAGATGGAGGAACTGTTGGGAGGTGGAAGCTGATGGCAGAGACAAGACCGAAGGATTACCCAAAACTCAAAAACTATCAGCCGACAAAATTCATGCTGCCGGATTCCCATTATGAGAAAGCGAAAGCAGACCGGGCAGTGAAGTTCATAGAAAACTTGAGGCACACCAAAGGAAAATGGGCAGGGAAACGCTTCTGGCTGCTGCCCTGGCAGGAGCAGATCATCCGTGACATTTTTGGTGTGGTGAAAGAGGATGGGAACCGGCAGTTTCTGACTGCTTTTGTTGAAATCGGAAAGAAGAATGGAAAAGAACTGGCGCTTGATACTCCAATTCCAACACCAGAGGGATTCACTTCGATGGGGGACCTGCAGGTGGGGGATATTGTCTTTGACGAGATGGGGAAGCCGTGCCATGTGGTCGCAAAAAGCGAGGTAGATGACAAGGAACAGGCATACCGGATCACATTTAAGGATGGAAGTTCGATTGTTGCGGGGGAAAGGCATCTGTGGAATGCAGAATATATTTATGGGAAGCGGAAAGCCGTGCAGTGGACAACGGGTGAAATTTACAAAAGGACGATGCGATATCGGCAGAGGTTTTCTGATCGGCCGGAGGCACAACGGGAATCGCTGATACGCATTCCGGTGTGTGGCGCGCTTCAAACGCAGGAGGCAGAAATTCCGGTTGATCCGTATCTATATGGCTACTGGCTTGGGAATGGCAGTGCGAACAGGCCGGAAATAACGGTACGGAACTGTGATGTGGATGACTTGATCGCATTTATTCCATACCAGCTGCACAACAGGTATCCCCAGATTTGTGGGGGAAGTGAGATACTGGTGTATTTTGAACTTAAGAAGATACTTGTCCCGAACTTCCGGGATAAAGTCATCCGGCCGGAATACCTCCGTGCGTCGGAAACACAGAGGTGGGAACTGCTGCAGGGGCTTATGGATTCTGATGGGTGTATCGGAGATAGGAAAGCACAGAGTGTATACGTCAGTACGATCCGGCAGCTTGCGGAATCTGTCCGGGAACTGTTATGGAGTCTTGGTATTAAAAATGCCATGACGACCACGCCTTCGACCAGAAGAGGGGTTCCGACAGGGGAAACTTTGTATCAGATCCGCTTTACCACATTTGATGACCAGCCAACATCAAGATTAAGACGAAAGAGTGAAAGAAGCAGGGAACGTGTCAAACTAACACGTTCCTGTTTTCATTATTTGGAAGATATACAGCCAATCAGCCATCCGGTGAAGATGCAGTGCATCCAGGTAGACAGCCCAAGCCACCAGTATCTTGCGGGACGGAGTATGGTACCTACTCACAACAGTGAGCTTGCGGCAGCAGTGGCCCTCTATCTCCTGTATGCGGATAATGAGCCGTCAGCGGAGGTTTACGGTGCAGCGGCAGACCGGCAGCAGGCATCTATTGTTTTTGACGTGGCAAACCAGATGGTGCGGATGACACCCGCACTGATGAAACGGAGCAAGATCATGGGAGCCACCAAGCGCATTGTGAATTATTCCAATGCTGGATTTTATCAGGTACTCTCCGCAGAGGTCGGTACTAAGCACGGGTTGAATGTGAGCGGGCTGGTGCTGGATGAAGTTCACGCTCAGCCAAACCGGAAATTATATGATGTCCTGACCAAAGGTTCCGGTGATGCCAGGGAACAGCCTTTGTTTTTTCTGATCACCACGGCCGGGACGGAAAAAGAGTCTATTTGTTATGAGCTGCATACAAAAGCGGTGGATATCCTTGCCGGCCGGAAAGTTGACCCCACGTTCTACCCTGTGGTGTTTGGACTGACGGATGAGGATGACTGGCATGATGAGAAAAACTGGTATAAGGCGAATCCATCCCTTGGACAGACAATCCAGATTGACCGCGTCAGGGATGCATACCGGGAGGCGTTGCAGAACCCGGCAGAGGAAAATGTGTTCAAACAGCTGCGTTTGAATATGTGGGTGTCCAGCCTGACTCGGTTTATTCCCGAACAGATTTTTGACCTGGGGAACATTCCAATCGATATGGAGGCATTGAAAGGACGTGATTGTTACGGCGGGCTGGACTTATCCAGCACCGGTGACATTACAGCATTTGTCCTGATATTCCCTCCGAGAAATGAGGACGAGAAATACATTCTGCTCCCATTTTTCTGGATACCGGAGGAAACCATCCCCCTGCGTGTGCGGCGCGGCAGTGTTCCCTATGATGTCTGGCAGAAACAGGGATATCTTCTGGCAACGGAGGGGAATGTCATCCATTATGGGTTTATTGAGAAATTCATCGAGAAATTGGGGGAAACCTACCACATTTTAGAGATTGCCTTTGACCGTTGGGGAGCGGTGCAGATGGTACAGAACCTTGAAGGAATGGGATTTACAGTTGTTCCATTCGGTCAGGGGTTCAAAGATATGTCTCCCCCTACCAAGGAATTTTATAAGCTGCTGATGGAAGGGAAGATCATCCATGGCGGCAACCCGGTCCTGCGGTGGATGGCTGGCAACGTAGTGGTGGAAACAGACCCGGCAGAGAATATCAAGCCGACAAAGGCAAAATCGCCGGAGAAGATCGATGGCATTGTTGCATCCATTATGGCCCTTGACCGCTGTGTCCGTAATGCCGGAGGACAGCAGGGCAGTGTCTATGATGAGCCTGACCGTGGACTGCTTGTTTTTTAGATGGTCTTCATAGGATGAAAATAAGAACTTGACTTTCCGCCCATCCAGAGTGATAGATAGGCTACCCTAAAGAGAAAGGAGCCTTTTAGATGGAAAATAACAGGGTAAAGCTAATCATGGAAACGATGTGGAACACGGAATGGCAGGGGGCAGACCGGGATACCGGGCTTCTGCAAAGTGCCATCCTGAGTCTTTGCGCCATCGGGAAGATCACCAAAGAGGAGGCGGTCTATGCGAGGGACACGCTGGAGGCGGAACTGCCGCATATAGGAAAAGAAATGAGGAAAGCGGTATTCGTAACAGCAACACCTGAACTTGCGGATGATACGGTGCTTTGGATGAGAAACAGCGCGGCGGAGGCAGAAGAACCATATGCCACGGTGATCCAGCAGGCGGCGGAATACCTGCACGATTTCTGGTCGGAGCTTATCGATGCACTGCCTGTGGAGGCGGAATAAGAACAATTTAGAATGAGAACAGTTTATTGACAGGAAATGCAGAAACACTCTGGTCCTTATGGACTGGAGTGTTTCTGCGTTTCCCGTATGGGAGGAATAATCCAATGGGATTTTTAGAATGGATGGGTTTTTCAAAACCCAGGGATGCGCCAGAGGAAGACAGACCGGAGGAGAACAGAACAAAGGAAAATCTGCCGGAGGTGACGGACAGCGTCCGTGATTCCGGGCAGATTTTTTCTTTTGGGACTGCAAGCAGCGGGGAAAAGGTGGATGAGCAGTCTGCTATGCAGATTTCCACGGTATATGCCTGTGTGAGAGTTCTGGCAGAAACAGTGGCAGCATTGCCGCTGCATCTGTACCGGTACACGGATGATGGGAAAGGCAAGGAAAGAGCCGCAGACCATCCGCTTTACCGGATTTTATACCGGCAGCCCAATGATGAGATGAGCAGCTTTACCTGGCGGGAAACGCTGATGACACATCTGCTTTTGTGGGGGAATGCTTACTGCCAGATCATCCGGGATGGCAGGAATCAGGTCCTTGGGCTGTATCCGCTGCTCCCGGAGAATGTGGAGGTAGACCGTGACGAACAGGGGCAGCTTTACTATATTTACCACGCTTACACGGATGAAGTGCCGGGGGAAAAGAACCAGGATATCTATTTTAGAAAAGATGAAATCCTACACATTCCCGGACTTGGGTTTAATGGACTCGTGGGATTTTCCCCGATTGCCATGATGAAGAACAGCCTCGGAACCACGCTGGCTGTAGAGAAGTATGGTTCCTCTTTCTTCAAAAACGGGGCACAGCCAAGCGGTGTGCTGGAGCATCCGGGTGTCTTAAAAGACCCGCAGAAGATCCGGGATAACTGGACATCGGTATATGGCGGTACAAATAACGCCCATAAGGTCGCTGTGCTCGAAGAGGGGATGCAGTATAAGTCTATTTCATTACCGCCAGAGGATAGCCAGTTCCTTTCCACCCGGCAGTTTGGCGTGGAAGAAATCTGCCGTATCTTCCGGGTGCCGCCGCATATGGTCCAGGACTTACAGAGGGCGACTTTCTCTAATATTGAGAACCAGTCACTGAATTTTGTGGTACACACATTGACTCCTTGGCTGGTGCGGTTCGAGCAGGCAATCATCAAAGACCTTCTACTTACCGAGGAACAGGATGTGCTGTTTCCTAAGTTTAACGTGGATGGATTGCTGCGTGGCGATTACCAGAGCAGGATGAACGGTTACGCCACTGGTATCAGTAACGGTTTCTTAAGCCCTAATGACATCCATCGTCTGGAGAACATGGACCTGATCCCGGCAGAAGAGGGAGGAGACGACTATTACCTGAACGGCGGTTATGTGAAACTACGGGACGCTGGAAAATACGCCCAGGTGAAGCAGGCGGCTGTGGAGCAGAACCGGCCTAAGGCCGAGCCAAAGGAACAGCCGGAGGAAGAGACACCTGACAGTGAGAACAGGCGGAGTGAGAGTACGCCGCAAAAACCGAAAGAAAGGAAACAGAAACGATGAAGAAATTCTGGAACTGGATTCACAATGAAGCTGGCGGCAGGGTGCTCCGTCTGGAAGGGCCGATTGATGAGGAATCCTTCTGGGGGGATGAGGCAACGCCAAAGGCATTCCGTGAGGAACTGGAGTCAGGAGAGGGCGATATTACCGTCTGGATCAACAGCCCCGGCGGAAATGTGTTTGCCGCCGCAGAGATTTATACGATGCTCCGGGACTATAAAGGCGCGGTTACCGTCAAGATTGATGCGATTGCCGCCTCCGCTGCCTCTGTGGTAGCGATGGCCGGAAGTAAGGTGCTGATGTCCCCTGTGGCAATGCTGATGCTCCATGATCCCAGCACCATCGCTTATGGCAATACCAAAGACATGGAGCGGGCAATCAATACGCTCAATGAAGTGAAGGAGAGTATCATCAACGCCTATGCCGCCAAGAGCGGATTGTCCCACAGCCGCATTTCTAACCTGATGTCCAATGAGACGTGGATGAATGCGAAAAAGGCAGTGGAGCTGGGGTTTGCGGATGAAATCCTCTTTGATGCGGAAGAACCGGAAAAAGAGGAAGAAGGCGGGGAGGAAGAAACAGAGGAGGAAGAGGAAAAGCCGGGCATCCATCTGGAGGCACAGCTTTATTCCACCAGACAGATGGGGCTGACGATCCTGAACCGCCTCGGGGTGAACAGTGGGAAACCTCCTGAGAATTCGCCTGTGGATACACACCCGGAACCTCTGGGGCCGGAGGATGGGAAACCGCCCGCACCGGCTATCCGCATGGACGGTACAACGGAAGATGGCAGTGTGCCATACCTGATCTTAGAAAAACAGCTGGAGTGTTTGAAGTAAGGCAAAAGCCTGAAACAGACATATCCGGCTCTTTTTATACCCAAAATCACATTTTTTATGGAGGAAATGACAATGAGTAAGATTCTTGAACTGAGAAGCAAGCGCAATACCCTCTGGGAGCAGACCAAGGCATTCCTGGAGCAGCACCGCGGGGAGAACGGCCTTGTAGCCGCCGATGCGGTGGAGCAGTACAACAAAATGGCCCAGGAGGTCAAAGACCTGGGTGCGGAGATCGAGCGTCTGGAGCAGCAGGCGGAGTTTGACGCCAAGCTGTCGGCCCCGACCTCTAATCCGGTGCATGGAAATCCGAAGAACGGCAGCCCGAAGGATAAGAACACCAGCCCGACCGGGACGGAGGAGTATAAGAATGCATTCTGGGACATGATCCGCAACCGTGGCAACTACGGCGAGGTGCGCAACGCCCTGTCTGTCGGTGTCGATACGGAAGGCGGATACACCGTGCCGGATGAGTTTGAAAAGAAACTGGTGGAGGCACTGGAGGAGAATAACATCTTCCGAAGCATGGCGAATGTGATCCGTACCAGTTCCGGCACCCGTAAGATTCCGATTGCGGAGGACACCGGGGAGGCCAGCTGGATCGATGAAGGGGAGGAAATCCCGGAGAGCGATACCACCTTTGGGCAGACCATGCTGTCGGCTTATAAGCTGGGCACCATGATCAAGGTTTCCAATGAGCTTCTGAACGATTCCGCATTTGACCTTGCGACCTATATCGCCCGCCGTTTTGGTGTGCGTATGGGCAACGCGGAGGAGAAAGCGTTCATTACTGGAGACGGTGTGGGCAAGCCGCTGGGCATCCTGGACGATGCCGGGGCGAAGGTGGGCGTAACCGCAGGAACGCAGACCAAGCTGACCTTTGATGAAATCTTCCAGTTGTACTACGCGCTGAAAGCACCGTACCGCAAGAAAGCGGAGTTCCTGTGCAACGAGGCGGTGGTGCTGCAGCTGATGACCTTAAAAGACAACAACGGCAACTATATCTGGAAGCCGGGCCTTGAGATCGGCAAGCCGGATACACTTCTGAACCGTCCGCTGAAGACCTCTGCCTTTATGCCCGCCGTGGCAGCGGGAAACAAGGTGCTGGCCTTTGGCGATTACAGCTACTACTGGATCGCAGACCGCCAGAGCAGAACCTTCCGCCGCCTGAATGAGCTGTATGCCCGCACGGACCAGGTAGGTTTCCTTTCCACGCAGCGTGTGGACGGCAAGCTGATCCTGCCGGAAGCAGTTCAGGTGCTCCAGATGAAGGGCAGCGCATCCAGCGGTTCCTGATAAGGCGGAAAGATTGTGAGAGAGGAGGATGCAGCCATGGCATTGGTGACTTTGGAAGAAGCGAAAACCTATCTCCGTGTGGATTCCTCAGATGAGGATGCCCTGGTCGGCATCCTCTTAACCTCTGCCGGGAACCTGTGCGCGGATGTGGCGAGGCTTACGGAGGAACAGTGGAAAGCAGCAGATGGGGATGAAACAGAGGATACGGCACCATACACAAAAGAAGAACTTTCCCGGATACGGGAAGTGATGAAAGCAGCGGTGCTGTATGCCCTCGGTTATCTGTATGAACACCGGGAGGAAGCGGACCACCACAGTCTTGTGCTGACGCTCCGTTCCCTCCTGTTTTCCATCCGGGAAGGGATTCTGTAAGGAGGGACTGGCATGGAGATTTCAAGGCTGAATGAGCGGATAACGGTTGAGAAGAACGCAGTTGTTACGGATGCCATCGGGAACCACAAGAACACATGGGCGCCTTATTTTTCCTGCTATGCCTATGCTTCCACCTACCAGGCGGAGGAAAAGGAAAGTGCAGTATCCAGCGAGGAACGCTCCGTCATCTTTTCGGTGCGCTGGTGCAGTGAGACCGCCGCTGTCACTTCCACAGGCTTCCGTGTGAGGTTCCGGGGAGAAGTTTACGACATTGAATCGGTGGACCTGATGAATTACCGGAAGAAGGAGATCCGGTTCAAATGCCGGAGGGAAGCAAGGCAGTGAGGAGGCAGTGATGGCAAAGAAAATATCGGCAGACCAGCTCTCCAGCGAGATCATGTCCGCGCTGGATGAGTATAAAAAGGTTACGGATGAAGTGGTAAAAACCGCAGTGAATTCCGTGGCAAAAGAGACAAAGGCAAGGGCGCAGGCCGGCTCCCCGGTGAAATCCGGCGGCTACCAGAAAGGGTGGGCGGTCAAAAAAACCTCGGAGAAAACCGGGCAGGTCACTATCACGGTCTATAACCGTACCAAGCCAGGGCTGACACACCTTCTGGAAAAGGGCCATGCCAAGCGCGGAGGCGGCCGTGTGGCAGGAAAGCCGCATATCGCCCCTGCGGAGGAGTATGCCGTGAGTGAACTGGAAGCGGCAATCAAAAGGGGGCTTTCGTGATGGATTATGAAGAGATTGCAAACATGTTAGGCAGCACGGGGTTGCCCTTCGCATACCACCATTTTGCGGAAGGGGAGTCACCAGAGCCGCCTTTTATCTGTTATCTAACACCTGGCAGTAACAACTTTGCGGCAGACGGGAAGGTCTACTTCAAAGCAAAGCAGCTGGATGTGGAACTGTATACGGATGAGAAGGAGCCGGAACTGGAAGAACGGTTGGAAGCTGTGTTTGATGCTTACGGGCTGTTCTATGAGAAATCGGAAACCTACATCGAGTCCGAGAAACTGTATGAAGTGATTTATGAAATGGAGGTATGAAGGCTATGGGGAACAAAGTCAAATATAATCTGAAAAATGTCCATGCCGCAAAGCTGACCAAGACGGTGGCGGACGGGGAGACCACCTTTACCTATGCCGCACCGAAGGCGATTCCCGGTGCGGTGAGTATCAGCCTGGATGCAGAGGGAGAATCCAGCCCGTTCTATGCGGACGGCATTGTGTATTTCCGTTCTGTGACCAACAACGGATACAGCGGCGACCTGGAGATCGCATTGATCCCGGAGTGGTTCCGCACGGAGATTTTGCAGGAGGAACTGGATGGCAAGGGTGTCCTGGTGGAAAACAGCGGGGTTGGCGAGAGCGTGAAGTTTGCCCTGATCTTTGAGTTTGACGGGGATGTGAATGCCATCCGCCATGTGCTGTATAACTGTTCGGCATCCCGTCCGTCCATTGAATCGGAGACGAAAGAGGACACCATTGAACCTGGAACGGAAACCCTGTCGATCACGGCAGACCCGCGCTCGGATGGGCTTGTAAAAGCCAGGACGGGCGATACCACGGACAAAACGGCTTATACGAACTGGTATAAATCGGTGTATCTGCCAACCAGACAGGAAGAAGCAGAGGAGGGAGCGTAAAAAATGCTGAAACGTGAGATTGAAATCTGTGGGAAAAAGGTGGCGTTCCGTTCCTCGGCCACCATTCCCCGGCTGTACAGGGCGAAATTTAAGAGGGATATCTTCAAGGATCTTTCCAAGCTGGAGAAATCCTACAAAGGCAAGACCGAGGAGGGGGAGGAATTCCAGATCGAGGATTTGGAAATCTTCGAGAACGTGGCTTATATCATGGCTTACCATGCGGATAATTCCATTCCTCAGACCATTGAGGAATGGCTGGACCAGTTTGATATGTTCTCTATCTATGAAGTCCTGCCGCAGATTTTGGAACTGTGGGGACAGAACATGATGGTGGAGGTGCAGGCAAAAAAAGAGTTGGCAGGAGTACAAGGGAAATGACAACGCCCCTGTTCCTCCTGCGTTGTGTGGAACTTGGCATAGCGATTTCTGACCTGGACCTTCTTACGATTGGCCTCGTCATTGATATGTGGACAGAAAAAGGAAACGATGATGTGAAATACAAAAAAGTGGCCCGTGAAGCCACCCAGGAAGATTTCGATGCCTTTTAGGGCAGGTTAAAAAGTCAATATTTTTAAAGAAATGCAGGCTTTGGGAGGCATCAATATATTTTAGCACTATTTGGAAATCATAAAAGCCTCCTTCTCCTTGACTTGTGACCGAATTTAGGGTAAAATAAAGCCACAAGAAAGGAGGCGCTTTTATGCAGATTATTCCTATGCGTGATTTGAAAAACACGGTCGAGGTAGAACGGCGCTGTGCTGAAGAAAATGGACCAGTTTATGTAACGAAGAATGGATATGGCCGTCTGGTTGTCATGGATATTGAGTATTACGAACGGACCATGCAGAAAATGTATGAAGCGAAAACGATCATAGAAGGTTTGGAGGATGTAAAAGCAGGACGGACTGTGGATGGAGAAAAAGCGATCAGCGATATAAGGAGAAAATATGGAATCTAAATGGGGCTATCAGTTGACGCAGAAAGCGGATGCCGATTTGGATGACATTGTGGGATATATCGCTGTGGAGCTGGCAAACCCAAAGGCAGCATCGGATTTTGTGGACAAATTGCAGGGGGCGATTGAGGAGGTTCGGTCTTTCCCGGAAAGCGGTTCTTTAGTCGTTAATGAATTTGTACCAAATACGGAAATCAGAAAAAAACTGGTGGGTAATTATATTATGTATTATCTGCCGGATTTTGATGAAAAAATGATTTTTGTCTTGCGGATTATTTATGGCAGACGGAATATGGATGAAATTTTGCGGCAGCTAAATGTATAGTGTTAAAAAAGAATAATGAAATTACACAAGGCATCGGTCAGTGATATGATCGGTGCTTTCTTTATGCTCGGAAAAATGGTTATAGAATTTCCGGGCTTTTCTTTTGCACATTTTTGGGAGGTGAGGAACAGTGGCGAGCAGGATCAAAGGCATCACGATTGAGATTGGCGGCGATACCACAGGCTTAGACAAGGCCCTGAAAAGTGTCAATTCTTCTATCACGCATACGCAGAGTGCCTTAAAAGATGTCAATAAGCTGCTGAAGCTGGACCCCGCCAACACAGAACTTCTCACACAGAAACAGAAGTTACTGAAGGATGCGATTTCATCCACAAAGGAAAAGCTGGATGCCTTAAAACAGGCGCAGGTACAGGCAAAGGAGCAGCTGGAGAACGGTGACTTGGGGCAGGACAAATACGATGCCCTCCAGCGTGAGATCATCGAGACCGAGCAGGAATTAAAGCGGCTCCAGCAGGAGGCTTCAACCACCAGTACAGCCCTTGCCAAGATTGACGAGATCGGCGGCAAGATGGAGAACCTGGGAAATTCTATCGCCGGTGTCGGAAAAACGATCATGCCGATCTCCACGGCGGTGGGTGGGCTTGGAGTGGCGGCAGTCAAGACGGCTGCGGACTTTGACTCTGCCATGAGCCAGGTGGCGGCGGTATCCGGGGCAACCGGAGATGACTTGCAGGCCCTCCGGGATAAGGCCCGTGAGATGGGTGAGAAAACGAAGTTCTCCGCGTCCGAGGCGGCAGAGGCCATGAACTACATGGCCATGGCCGGGTGGAAGTCAAAAGACATGATCTCCGGCATTGACGGTATCATGAACCTTGCAGCTGCATCGGGAGAGGACTTGGCAACGACCTCTGATATTGTGACCGATGCCTTGACCGCCTTCGGACTGAGCGCCGCGGATTCCGGGCATTTCGCGGATATTCTGGCAGCGGCAAGCTCCAATGCGAACACGAACGTATCCATGATGGGCGAGACGTTCAAATACTGTGCGCCGATTGCGGGTGCGCTTGGTTTCTCTGCGGAGGATACGGCGGAAGCCATCGGCCTGATGGCGAATGCGGGTATCAAGTCCTCCCAGGCAGGTACGGCACTTCGTACTATCATGAACAACCTTGCCGGGGAAGTGAAGATTAGCGGTCAGGCCATCGGGGATGTGACGATTGCCACAACGAATGCAGACGGCAGCATGAGGAGCCTGTCGGATATCCTGGCAGACTGCCGGGTTGCTTTTGGAGGTCTGACGGAATCTGAGAAGGCACAGGCGGCAGAATCCCTCGTAGGCAAGAACGCCATGAGCGGTTTCCTTGCTTTGATGAATGCCGCGCCTGCGGATATTGAGAAGTTAAGCGGTGCCATTGATAACTGTGACGGAACCGCGGAAAAGATGGCTGCCACCATGCAGGATAACCTGATAGGGCAGCTCACCATCTTAAAGAGTCAGCTGGAGGAGCTCGCTATTTCCTTTGGTGAGATGCTGATGCCTGCCATCCGTAACATTGTGACGAAAATCCAGGAGTTTGTGGATAAGTTAAACGGCATGGATGAAGGCACCCGTGAGATGGTCTTAAAGATTGGCCTTTTGGTAGCGGCGCTTGGGCCGTTCCTGGTGATCCTCGGAACCACGATAGCCAAGATCGGCACGGCTATGAAAGGGTTTGTACAGCTGGCGAACGGCTTTAACAAACTAAAAGTGGCGGTGCAGGGCGGCACAGGACTGTTTGGAAAACTGGGAGCCGCCATTGGCGGTATCTCTGCCCCTGTTGTGGCGGTGGTGGCAGTCATCGGGACACTGGTGGATGCTTTCCTGCATTTATGGAATACCAATGAGGGATTCCGGGAGGCCATCATTGGGACCTGGAATACCATCAAAGAGACTGTCAGCACCTTCTGCCAGGGAATCGTTGACCGGCTGAATGCCCTTGGTTTCAGCTTCCAGAACATCACAGAGGTGCTCTCGGCAGTGTGGAACGGTTTCTGTTCCCTGCTTGCTCCGGTCTTTGAAGGGGCATTTCAGGCAATCGCCGTGGTGCTTTCCACGGTGCTGAACGTGATCACCGGCATCTTAGATGTATTTATCGGACTGTTTACCGGGAACTGGTCGCAGATGTGGACGGGGATTCAGACGATTTTCTCGGGGGTATGGGAGGGAATCAAGGGTGTCCTTTCGGCAGAGGTCGGCATCATCCAGGGCATTGTGGATGTGTTCCTCGGCTGGTTCGGCACGAGCTGGAGCGAGGTCTGGACGAATATCAAGACTTTCTTCGAGGGCATCTGGAACGGCATTGTTTCCTTCTTCTCCGGTATTTGGGAGACCATCACAAATGTGGTACAGACGGGAATCATGCTGATCGGCTCCATTTTAAGTGCTGCCTTCGACATTATCACGCTGCCTTTCCAGTTTATCTGGGAGAACTGTAAGGAAATCATTATATCCGCCTGGAACGCCATCAAGTCGGTGGTGTCTTCCGCAATCGGTGCGGTTTCCAGCGTGATCTCGTCCGCGATGTCCGTGATCCAGAATGTCATTTCAACTATCTGGACGGCGATCAGCACGAAAATTTCAACAGTGCTGAACACGATAAAATCCGTGGTGACTACCGTATTCAATGCTATTAAGTCGGTGGCGTCCAGTGTCTGGAACGGAATCAAATCAGCCATTTCGACCGTGGTGGACGGCATCAAGAGCAAAGTTTCATCCGTATTTAACGCAGTCAAGAGTACGGTGACTTCTGTATTCAATGGCATCAAGAGTACCACCACTTCCGTCTGGAACGGCATCAAGACTGCCATTATTACCCCGATTGAGGCAGCGAAAAACACCATCAAGGGTATTGTGGATAAGATCACCGGATTCTTCTCCAGCATGAAGATTTCCCTGCCGCACATCAAGCTGCCGCACTTTAGGATTTCCGGCAGTCTGTCCATTGCGCCGCCGAGTGTGCCGCACCTGTCCATTGACTGGTACAAAGAGGGCGGTATCATGACGCGGCCGACACTGTTTGGCATGAACGGCACGAACTTAATGGCTGGCGGTGAAGCAGGAGCAGAAGCAATTTTGCCATTGAAAGGTTTCTACAGCCAGTTGGAGAGTATCCTTTCTAACCGGATGGATACCAGCACGATGGAGCGCTACCTGTCCATCATTGCGGCAAACAGCAGCAAGGGGATCTATCTGGAGGACGGAACTTTGGTGGGGCATCTGCTCCCGGCCATTGACAGTAAGCTGGGGCAGATGCAGAAGCTGAACAGGAGGTTGAGCCTATGAGACCAGATGTAAAACTGAATAATGTATGGATGTCTGGCCTTGGGTGGCTAAGGGAGAGCATTAACTTTCCAAGTCCCCAATCCCAGAGTAATACCATTGTGGTGCCGGGGCGGAATTCCCCGATCCGGTACACGGAAGCGTTGGGGCGGGTATCCTACCAGCCCCGGAGCTTTGAGATCATACTTTCCATGCTCGGCACCAGAGTACAGTTCAACGCAAAGGTGGGTGAAATCGTGAACCAGTATGCGGGGCATCTGGTGAAAGTGGTTTGCAGCGAGGAATCGGGGCTGTATGCCATCGGCACGCTGGAAATGGCCCCGGCCTATGATCCGCTGACCGGAAAAGGGCAGCTCACCATTTCCTGTTCGGATGGCGATTCCTACCGTTACCATGTGGAGGAGACGGTTATCACAGTGACAGGCGGAGGAAATGTCATTCTGGACAATGATTATATGCCTGTGGTTCCGGTCATCACAGCCACAGCGGAAACGGCACTCAGCTGGCAGATCGGCACGGACACCTTCCGAAAAACGGTCAGTTCCGGTACCTGGGAGTTCCCTGAAATGGAATTACAGGCCGGAAGAAATGAGGTGTCTGTCACTGGAAATGGAACAGTGACCTTCCGGTACCGGGAGGGATGCTTATGAGATTATTCCGTATCTATGTGGATGGGGCGCTGTTTTACCATCCGCAGTTATCGAAACTGGCAGTCACGGGGGCGAAGGTGGAAGAGGATGCGGAGAACATTGACAGCTTGACGCTGTCGGCCCCCTATAACCATCCGTACCTGAACAGCATTAAGCCAATGGCCTCTGTGATTGTCTGCAAAAAAGGGAATGAAACGGTCTTTGAAGGGAGGGCACTGGATGACGGCAGTGATAGATCGGAAGAGCACACGTC